TGGCGGCTCAACAAACTGGAAGTGCTCGAACCACGTTGAGCAAATAATCCGCACGGCGAAGGTTTTGGGCAAGTGGGTTCATGTTGGCCGGGTTAATGACCCGCAACGCTTTGCGCACTTTGAGCGGCTTGGCGCTGACAGTTGCGATGGGACGGGCCTTGCTCGCTACACACACATGAGAAGGGCGGTGGCAAACCGCGATCAACAGGAGGGGTTTTTCGATGCGGCCTAGGGGTAGAGTTTTGACAGCTGTGAAGTCACACTTTTCGGCAGCGCATCGCTGCAAGGAAACTGGCGAAATGCACGGCCACACGTGGGACGTCACGGTTTGGTTCAAGAACATCAACCGAGTGGATGCCCGCGTTTTCAAACAACAATTGGAATCTGATTTAGCCAGATGGGACCACAAAACCCTGCCCGATGAACTGGCCTGGGGGGAGGACATTGCGGAGGATTTGGCAAAGCGGTTTTTGGTCGTGGCGGTTGAGGTCTCAAGGCCGCGTGACGGCATTTCGGCAAGATGGGAATTGGAAGAATGAAAACGATTTACCTATGCGGCCCGATTAACGGTTGCACCGATGAAGAATGCAGAGATTGGCGAGAACTGGTCAAGTCAAAGTGGCTTGGGCGCTGCATTGATCCGATGGTTCGGGACTATCGCGGACGGGAGCAGGAGGCTTATCGCGAAATTGTGGAACTGGACAAAATTGATGTCGCAGAGTCCGACATAATCCTTGTCAATTACGACAAGCCAAGCGTGGGAACCAGCATGGAGGTTCTTTATGCTTGGGAGCGGGGAAAAAGGCTGATTGTGGTTTGCCGACCCGATGCGGTCATTTCCCCCTGGCTCCGCTATCACGCGCACCACCTCGTGCATTCGTTCGATGAAGCGATTGAAACGGCCAAGGCCGCATAAGGGCTTGACACGTCATTGTGAACGTGATAAGGGCTTGAACATACGGAATTGCGCCCGCAGCCTATACAGGTTCGCTTGATGCAATACGGGCCGTAAAGCTGGTGGAACAGCGATACGACCCTAACCACACGATGAGGTAACATCGCATGGCTGGAATCTCTGTTACATCTTTTCGCCAATTTTTAGCAAGCCTAAAGACTGAATTGTCTGATGGGGAATTTTTTGTGCCAGTTGGCCGCAAGAAGTTTGCCAAGGTTGATGAATCTGATTTTGAGCGCGTAAACGGGGTGCGCTGGCGTGAGCGCGGGGCATACGCGGCGACAATGATTGACGGTTCGCTTGTGCGGATGCACCACTTCATTTTGGGCACTCCTGCAAGTGGGAAGGTCATAGACCACATTAACCGTGACCCTCTTGATAATCGCCGCGCAAACCTGCGGGTTTGCACCGTTGCCGAGAACGCCAAAAACAGGGGCGCAAACAAGAATCCGCGCAGCAGTCCGTTCAAGGGGGTTTGCTTAGCGGCTGATGGTCGCTGGATGGCCACCATACAGAGCGATGGCGTGACGCACCATTTGGGTGTCTTTGAATATGAGCGCCGCGCAGCTAAGGCCTATGACCGTGCTGCAAAGCGACTACATGGCGAGTTCGCTAAGACTAATGCCGAACTTGGACTTTATTAAATTTGGCCTCGCTAATCGGCGGGAACTGATGGCAGGCCAACTCGCCCCGCAACTCACGCAACCCCATATAGCGAAAAGCATTACGCAAGGGCGATGAGCGCTGCGGCGGCGAGTGAAACAATGGGGAACCTATGGATGACATTGAGATTCCCCCGCAGACAGACGTAGAGATACGTTTACAGCTTATCCTTGCTGCTGTTGACCTAGCTATGGTTTGCGGCACGGATCACGAACAGCACTATCACACGCACACTTATGGCATGAATGGGTAGGCCCATCCGGCGTTGATCGTGTTCGTGTGGTTATGGAGTGACTTTAGCCCGCTGTCCGCGTTTCTTGGCGCGTTGGTATAGGGTTTGACGTTCTGCGGTAAGGGCATTGCGCCGCTGCTCGATTTGTTCAAGCTGGCGGCGCTCTGCTGCGGTTAGGTGGGCGATCCAGTTAGGCATCTTTCAGAACCGTGCCTTCGCTGTATGCTTTCAGGTAGCAGTCGCGAGTTATAGCCCTGACAACGTGACCATCCGGCAGGCGAACGTCGATGAAGTCTAGTTTGGTCTGGTCGCGCAACCAACGGGTGATCGGCGCGGTGATGTTTTTTTGCGCAGTGTCGTTATAGAATTGGTCAACGCCTTGGTATGGGTCGTATCCGTAGGTCATTTCATATCTCCTAGTAAGGTGGGGGCCGAAGCCCCCTTTGGGTTAGACAAGCAGTTCCACTTTGTATTGGGTGGAGCCGAACTTTGCGGCTGCTTCTTTAGCAGCGTTGCGGGCCTCGTCTCCGCTATTGAACCCGCAGACTTGAAAGCCGCTTTTGCCTGCCGCTGGGCCACTAATGAAAACTTCATGCTCGTTGTTTTCGTTGCGGCAGAGGAACTGTGCGAGCGGTGCGTTATTGAAGCGGATCATTGCGTAAATCATTGTCTATCTCCTTGTTGATGTCCCCATAATAGCAGGGGACACAAAGAGGTCAAGCAAAAAATGACATAGGTTGAAAATAAATTGAGAATTGCTGCGGCGGCGTGGAAAGCAGACACGCGCGATCTCGGTCACGAATGAGGGTTACTGTGCGGCTTTGTCCGCGCATACTGTCAGGGCACTACAGGCGGATGAGCCGAGAAGCTTCCGCACAGCCAGGGTAGCGACTGGCCCGCAGCAACTAGGATAGGTCAGCACCTCCACTGACCTGCCCGCTTGAGCTTAGGTTCGCGGGCGAAGTTAAGGAAGCATCATGGGTGATAGCGAAGTGGGTTTTGATGAGGTTGTGGCTGCACTAGATGCGCTTTGCGCTCCACGTCTCACAGACTACGAGGGTTTTTTGCGCGCTTACGTTGAATTGGTGAAGGATGAGGGAATTGTCGGTGGGTGGCTGGTTAGACAGCGTGGCGGATAAGGTTTCGCGCCTTGGTCAGAACTTGGTTTACGTTGCGGCTGGTATTCCGATTGGCTTGTTTCTGACTTGGGTATTGTGAAACCACGAGACCCACACGCAACAGCACTGCAAAGCAAAATATACAGACAACAGGTTAAGCCTGATCCGCGACACAGAAAAGTGAAGCGAAGGGATCGGGCAAACGAAGCTCAATCAAACGAAGAAACCTAAAGACTGCCCACCCATAGGGAGCAGAAAGCGAAGGTCACAATGGACAAGCATCCTGAATTTACTGGCAGGAAACAGGATGGCACGTTTGTTCCTGGCGTTAGTGGAAACCCTGCTGGTCGGCCTAAAGGCGCACGAAACAAACTAAGCGAGGACTTCTTCCGCGTATTGCAGGAAAAGTTTGAGGAACGCGGCGCTGAAGCCGTTTCGAAGATGATAGACGAAAGGCCAAACGAGTTTGCAAAGATGATTGCAGGCTTGCAGACCAAAGAACACAGCGGGCCTGATGGTGAGCCGTTCAATGGCCTGACTGTAACGGTTACGCGCTCGCCAGATGACGCAGCTTAACATTGACGTTGCCCCGGTCTTTGAGCCGTTGCTTGCACCGTCACGTTACAAGGGCGCATGGGGCGGCCGTGGTTCGGGTAAGTCGCAGTTCTTTGCCGATCGGCTGATTATACAGGCATTGTCGCAACCGGGCTTTCGGGCTTTGTGTTGCCGTGAGATACAAAAGTCTCTGAAGGAATCGGCAAAGCGCCTGATTGAAAGCAAGATTGAGGAATACGGGCTCGGCTCGCTGTTCGAGGTTCAATCAGCAGAGATACGAACGCCTGGTGGCGGTTTGATAGCCTTTGCTGGCTTGCAAGACCATACAAGCGAAAGCATCAAGTCTTACGAGGGTTTTGACGTTGCGTGGGTTGAGGAGGCGCAGACGGTTTCTAACCGCTCGCTAAACCTGCTACGGCCTACCATTCGTAAGCCTAAGTCTGAATTGTGGTTTAGTTGGAACCCGCGCTTCGATACGGACGCGGTTGACCAAATGCTTCGTGGTGAGGAAACGCCAAGCGGCGCGGTGGTTGTTCGGGCTAACTGGAACGACAATCCTTGGTTCCCTGCTGAACTGGAACAAGAGCGGCAAGACTGCATCCGGCAGCAAGCGGAACAATACGATCACATTTGGGAGGGCGGTTACGCTGTTGTTGCTGAAGGCGCATACTTCGCCAAGCACATAGCGGAAGCCCGACAAGAGAACAGAATAACAACGCTGGCAACTGACCCGCTAATGACGAAGCGGGCTTATTGGGATATTGGCCTTCGGGATGCCTGCGCAATCTGGATAGTCCAGCAAAAGGGCGCGTCCATCAAGTTTATCGACCACTACGAAGCCGAGGGGCAGGACTTGGCGGCGCACCTTAACTGGCTGCGTTCTAACGGGCATGACAGTGTCGAATGTGTGCTTCCCCATGACGGGGCAAAGCGTGACGCTGTTAGCGCGGAGAAATACGAGGATCACATACGTTCGGCGGGCTTTTCCGTTCGCACCATTCCCAACCAAGGGAAGGGCGCGGCAATGAAGCGTGTCGAGGCTGCACGGCGTTTGTTCGGGCAGATGTGGTTTGACGAATTGAAGTGCGCCAACGGCCTGAAGGCTTTGGGCTGGTATCACGAAAAGAAGAATGATGCGGGTTACGGCGTTGGGCCTAACCACGATTGGGC